AAGGTATTCCTGTTTGAATATGTGTTCAGGTAATGTACGCTTAATTGAATCAATCTCACGCGGATCAATCATAGGATTGTCGTACGATGTGAAATGAAAGTACTTGTATCTATCATCAACGAATGAAGTTTGTTTAAGTTTGAACATTGACTTCTTTCCTTTCGGTGTTGAAATGAATATAACCTTCTTACCTTTCACCAGTACAGTCGGTTGCAATACTTCTTCCCAAACGTCCGATTTGATGAAATCATACTCATCACAGATAAGATAGTGGAATGTATTACCACGAATACCATCAGCATTTTCAGCACTGAAGAATTCAATAGTTGAACCGTTTGATGATTCAATAATTAAGTCTGATTTGTTGTACGTGAATAAACCGCTTCTAGTTGTCGCGCGTTCGAACTCCCTGAATACTTTCTTTGATTGCTTGTAGATAGGTGTGACCCATGCGATTTGCACACCTGGTTGATTGATTGCCCAGTATAACATTTGATTGACACACAGCATGGTCTTGCCAAACTGCCTACCTATATTGAATGCGTAATACTTCGCAGGATCGTTGTTGATGCTGTCATGAAGTACACGTTGGTTTACGTGCGGTTTATATCCTTTTATTGTACTCATTTAAACCATTCAGGACACCGTTCTTCGAGTTCCCTTTTACACACTATCCTTTGAAGTGTGTGTATAGCGTCAACCCAATCTGTCATATCCGCAGAGTGAAATGTACCTTCTGTTATTAACTCAATATAATCATCATGCACGTCTAGTAGTTTAAGCCAAACACTTTCATTTGAAATCTTTTCCATACAACGAATATACGAATAATATTCTAACTATCAAAGTCGAACTTGTCAACTGCTTTATTCTCGATATGCTGCTTATCGTGCATATTCAATGCGTTCTTTGCGTAGAAGATACCCTTGCCTTCATTCGCTACGATGTCACGTGCTAGACCGTTGAATAGTACCTTTATCCTTTTGATAGTCTCCGATTTATCTTCGTTATCAGCAAGCCATTTATACCAAGTGCTTGGTGTGATTGAATCTTCCTTTCGAACGATAGGTAACCAGATACGCAAGAAGTAGTCAATTGTAGGGATATGTCTATCAGGTACATCAACAACCTTCCCTGATCCTGCAACGTGTGTCTTGGTGTTGCTTAAGCACTCATCAATATATTCAATTGCGAGTTCTTCTAGTCGTTTAACGAATGCGTCTGATTTTGCCATGATTTAAAATGTTGGTTGGGTGCTGGGCGGTTAGTTTAATAAACACTTTGTTTATAGTGGGAGACTGTTTACAGAAGTTAATCTGTTGATAGTCAATCACTTCTTTTTAAAGTGTACACCCGTGACAACGATTTCAACAACGTCTTCACGTTCATCTAATTCGGTCAACTTCTGATTCAACTGCATCTTCTTTTCATAGACAGGTGATGTTGCATACTGTGTTGTGGTGCGTTCAACTTGCCCTTCTTCTTCTGTTCCTTGTGTTGTTACCGTTTCAAACTTATAGTCTATTCTGTAACCTTTTGTTAATTCGTTAAAGTTCATCATTCAATAGTTTAATTAGTTCTTTCTTTCCTACTCGACCCGCTTTGATTCCTTTTTCTTTGCAGGTCTTCTTTAGTTCCTGGTAAGACATTTCTTCAGGTTTCTTGTCCATTGTCATTTTAACCGTGTTCACTTGAAGTACAGGTGTTGTTTTCTTCTGTTGCAAGAACGCGTTCAACTGGTGCATCGCATCACGTGTGCAAGTTCCGCATCTATGATTCGTGTACGGTCTTCCACCAATGCGCTCAATCAACTCTGTCAATTCCTGCTTCTGTAATACGTTCACCGAGAATGAACCGCTTTTTTTCATTCGGTCTAGTTGACCTTGTAATCCTTCACTAATCTTCATCTTTCTGTGTTTTTAATAACTGCACCATAAGTGCTTCAAACTTTGTATCTTTTACCTTTCTGCGTAGTTTACGACTGCCGTTAAATTCCTGCAATGTAATCGCACCGATTGCCATGATAAACTTATCACGCTCTGATAGTGTCGCGGTTGTTGTAGGCTTCTTAAACAACCCTTTAAACCAACGCCATATTCTTTTAAATAGTTTCATACTTTAAATATATTGAAGTTAATAAATACGCCGCAGGAAATGCAAACCACATCTGCGGTTGAAATGTTAAAAGCATAATCAATGCAACCCACGCAGATAAGCATGAAGGACAATTGAATGGCTTTCTGTCAGGCATCCAGTTAAACGTGGTTAATATCATCGCTATCGCTGTCGCCGTAAAAATTATTGTAAACGTCATTTTTAAATTGTTTCATCGTTTCAGAAATGTATCGGAGATTGATCTTTGTCACCTGCTGAATATCTCTGTATGTCTTACCTTCCAAAACCATTAATGCAATCTCACGGTAAAACCATTCAATTGGGTCAGTGGTTTCTTTCTCTAGGTACTTGTTTAAATGTGCTTCGAATACATCATTGTGAATCACATCACTATCTTCATTACTGATTTCTTCGTTGAACTCTGTGAATCCATACGGTCTAAACTGATTGTTGAATTCTGAACGTGTCCAGTACCATTGTTGATATGCACACCGCGCAAAGAATCCCGCTTCATTTTCAAGTTCACGCCCCTGCATAATTAAAAAAACGTGCGCCACAAGATCGGGCGAAAGTTCATGACAGTTAGTTATCTTGTCAGCTATTTGATATGGTTCAGGTGATTCGAAGAATGTCATTAAGGTTCAATCTGTTCAGTTAACCATTCCGCAATGTTATCAGCTTCATGATTGATTTGTCTTTTTAATTCATCACTGATATTCAAGTGGTCAATGCGTGTTCCGTAAATCTCTACTGTGTCAACCTTGATAAAAGGAATGACATCATGTATTCCTGATTCATGTAAAGGCTGTTCAAGTATCTCACTTTCTGTTGTTACATCCACTTCAACTTCATTACCGTCTTCATCTTGAATGAATAGAGAATCATCACGCCTTACCACTTCAACGACTTCGCAATCATTGTGATTCAAGTCACAAAGATGATAGGACGCATCAGCTTCTTTGTTATCCCGATTCAGTACCGCACATTTAAGCACGGCACTATCACGGTTAGTGTATGATTCAACAGGTGTTTCAATCACTCTGTTTGTTCCTGTATTCTTTTTGATAATTAATGTTACTTCCATGTCGTTTATGTTTTAGAACGGATCAGAATTCCCACCCGCTTCAGGTGTCCATTCATCAATTTCCGCGTACATCTTACCACCTTTGCTTTCTTTTACGTCAAGATTAACCCAGTCGCCATCCATTGCTTTCAACGATGCAATTAGTTCTTTACGATTGATTGATACCTTCATCTTAACGAAGTCAGGTGCGTTCGGGTGTGGTGCTTTCACTATTAACCCGTCTAAAAATTTTGCTTCTGTACTCATAATTTATTTATTTAGATATTTAAAAGTTGATTCAATATTCGCTTCAATCCATTCTTCAACAGTTTCGTATTCGCTTATATCCGCGAACTCGTCACATTCTTTTTCAAGTTCACAATTAAATGATTCGGTTGCCCATTCAGTCATTGCTTGTTTAATCTGTTCTTCTGTGTATGTCATAACGTTTAAAATAAAATTGATAATGCAAATAATCCAACAACAACCGCGATGATTGCTGATACTATTCCAAGTGCTTTCACTGCACCGTTTTCTTCTTCTTGTTCACTCATAACTACTTATTTTTATTGTTTAGTTCTGCAATGTAATCATTATAAAACTCTTGTGCAAGTTCGCACTGTATTTTTATTTCTTCCTCTTTTTCCATGTCGCGCTGAAACTCTACAACCGTAACACGTTGACACGGATCAATGTGATCTACTTTGTGAATGCTATCAGATTCCCAATCCTTTAATAAATCGTCAGGTGTTGAAACCATACAGTAAGCAAGTTCAGCAGACATTGCACCGTAAAGCATCATGTACCCACGTAACTGCCATTCGTAATCTTTATTGTTTATGTCTTCAGGTAATGCGGGAAACGTTTCTAAAGACCACGAAGATTTAATGTCAATGATCTTATCAAGTTCAACGCTTAATACATCGCATTCACCTGTTAAGTAATCGTTCGATACACGCCCTTCATGCTTCTGAAACATCGTAAAGAATACATCATTGTAAAGCTGAATTGATTCGTCTTCTACGGTGCGCCCTTTGTCCAGGTACTTATTATCTAGTGAGGGCTGATAACCGTAAAAATCTTGCTTTGCGATTTCTTTAATATACGTCTGTGCCGTCTTTGATAGTGGCTGATCTTTAGACCGTGACTTTGTCATGATCTTTCCTAGTGAACTACATCTTACTTTCATTTGTCTAGTGTTTTAGTGAATTCAACAAATAAAGCGTTCTGTGCTTCTGTTAACTGGTAATCCTTCACGAACTTCGCAACAGTAAACTTCCCTGTTCTAATCGCTTCAAACGCACCTTCTAGTCTATCATCTGTGATAGGTTTCTTTTTCGGTGCAGTCTTCTTCTTTGGTGTGTTCGTTTGTTGACCACCTGCATCAGTATCTTTATCAGTTACTAAACCAAGTGCAGAACTTAATGCGTATCTACGAATGTAAGTCACCGCAGAACCAAGTACCTGAAAGTCATTCATACCTTTTAACTTTACATCCTGTGGGATGTCTGTTTCACTGATAAGGTTTTCACCGCTTTCACTATGAAAGATGATAGTTCTGATCTGTGTTCCTTCAATCATCTGCGTGAATCCTAAACCGTGTTTCTTCATCAGTGGATTGATAGCGTTAAAGATTGTTGGAAGGTCTGCATACGAGTACCCGTACCCTTCAGTTCCTTTGTGAATCGTTGGTACTTCCTGCTGAAATTCAGCAAGTGCTTTAAATAAATGTGTGTAATTTTCCATGTGTTTATGTTTTAATGTTCTGCAATATACGAATAATTATTTATTGTACAAGTTTATTAATTCATTTACTTGGTGTTCAGGTGTGAATTTAATCGGTAAACCTTTAACAACCTTACCTCTGTAATTTAAAACTTCAAGACCACAAGCAAGTGCTTCGCGTCCCGTCTTTGAATACGCTTGTCCTGGTATGCCGTTTGTCCATTCATAACATTTCACATCAATGAAGCGTGAATACTTATTCAAGAATAAAGGCATTTCAGTATATGATACATGATTCGTTTCACGATCTATTAAATTATATTCCCAATCAGAAACCTTTTCAACAAACCTTTGTGAAGATTCTGTGTCAACATATCGAATATCAAACATCAATGCGTCTTTGAACTTACTCTGTTCTATTGGTTTAAACAAATCAGTATCAACTGCGTTTTCAATCAATGTGTTTTCAATCTTAAACTTATTCAGAAACATAAATAAATCATGTGTTGAAGTCACAATTGAATCACAGTACTGGTAATAATTAAACAGTTCGTGAATGTCACCCGTTGTTAACTCTGTGCCGTGATGTTGAAGAATTAACTTCTTGTCAGGGTAAGCGTCACGCAGTCGCTTCATCATCTTGAAGATACCGTGAACGTGAATAATATCATATCCTTCAGCTTTCTTAATTGCTTCACGCAAGAATTCAGAACCGCCAACGTTTAACAATTCATCACCGTAATACTCACACATATTAAAAGGATCATATCCCGTTCGCATTATCACATCAGATTGAATACCGTGTTTTCTTAATGACTTTGACATCAATGACGCAACACCTGCCGTGTTCCAAATGTGTAGTACTTTCATTTTATTCTTTTTAAATTAGTAACCCTATCCAATGACGTTAAACCTTCACCATCCTTAACATCACATAAGAACAAATCATTGTCAAGTAATGAAGTTACCAATACTTTAACGTTTGCTTCCTTGCATCGCTTCCAAGATATGCCATCAAGACCGCGTTCTTTTGCATCGTTGAATAGATTGTATTTAATACGCTCAAGGAATTGCTTTGTATAAACTTTACCTGCACCGCATGGTTCACCCTTTCGTGTACCGTCATAACCTGACCAGTAATAAAGTGCGTCATCTTCTTTGAAATAAATATCAGTGAAGGCAATCATTTCATATTTGTCAATGTTCTTACCAACGAATTCAACGAACGCTTCATCAATGTAGTCATCAGAACCGAGCAAGATAACCGCATCAAATTCTAACTGTTCTAAAGTCATCACCGCCGCGTTCCATTTATACGACAAAGGATTGTTTTTATACTGACCTTTCGCAATCACATCTGTTGATTCTAAAAATACACCATCTTTGTTCGTGGTATATATCATTACCTTATCAATGAACGGCATCTTATCAAGACAGTACTTCACTGTGTCCTGTCTGCCGTGCATACATGATAACACTATTATCTTTTGTTCCATCTTATAAATTTTGCAGGTGATCCAACGTAAACGCCATCAGCTTTTAACTCTGTTTTCTTTGTAACTGTTGCATTCATTCCTATCATACAACCTGAAGGAATAGAAACCCGTTGATGAACAACTGAAGAAATACCCATGTTCGTGTTAACACCGACTTCAGAATGACCACCGATAACAACGTGCGGTGAAAGTGTTGCACCCTGACAAATGAACGCATCATGTCCAACGTGACAACCTTTCATTATGTACGCATCCTTTCCAATGATTGTAGGCTGAAAAGTTCCCGCGTCAATTGTAACGTGTCCTGTAATGATTGCACCCTTCATGATGACAACACCAGGAAGATTCTCTTTCAACCAATACTTTTTACTTTCAGCAGGTGCGCCGATTATACAGAACGCTCCGATGTAAACGCCGTCCTCAATTGTTACGTTAGGATAAATCACCGCTGTCGGGTGCGCATAGTATTTCATCTAGTTTGTTTTTTAGTATGTTGCAGTTATTCGCAAGTTCCCAGTATTCAACCCCGTGCAATTCGTGTGCGATCTCAACCGCTTCAACAACGTCTTCAAGTAATTGAAACAGGAAGAACGTCATAACAAGGTTATGTTCATCAACGCGCGAAGTTCGTTCAAGTAAGTCGTAAATATCTTGGTGTACTTCTTCACCGAGTAGTAGTGCAAAGATTTCTTCAATGTCTATCAACGTGAAGAATTCGTGACCGTCTTCAAATGATTCTTCAAACACCTGTGTTAAAAGCATCGCCTGTACTTCGTTCAGTTCAATCATTGTTTATCATTTCAAGTGCCTGTTCAACTGATTCAATTACGTGATATGTCACGCCAACGGATTCAAAACCGTCTGCACATTTTTGTTCGCCTTGCGTTAATTTTCTATTCGATTTCACTTTGCTACCGTCTTTAATTTCGACAATGTACAACTTTCCTTTGTAACCTACAAGAATATCGAACGCATTTTTTAACTGGCTTGTTATCAACACGTGTGCGCCGTGCTTCCTTAATGCTTTTACTATCTCGCTTTGATTCGCGTCAACTCTTGCGTTTCTTCTCAAAATAAAGTTGTTTGTTGTTCGTTGTTTGCTTTGTGTATTCCTTGTGCTAGGTTGAAGATGTGAAGTCCTAATTCACTATTAGTTGCATTCCTTTCTGCTTTCGTTTTTTTTGAAGCAGTTTGATTCTTTCCACACATTTTACCAATATCATCTTTTGGTTGTTTAATTACTGGTATAATAAAGTTTGCCCACAAGTAGTGTCTGCCAACTTTTTGAGGGTTAAACATATCATCGTAATATGGAGTTACATTTTCAACACAATACTTACCTTTGAAAAATTGTTTTAAAAAGATTATTTCTTGCCAAAGTTTCATGTCAGGATAACGTTCTATTCCTTGAGCATTTAAAAAATAATTAACCCTAGAATGTGTAGGACACGGAGGACTTGACCATATAAAATCAAACTCTTTATAGTGATCTAATAAGTACTGGTGTGCATCCCCTACAATTACCGTATCGTTTGGGAATCGTTCCTGGTACATTCGTGCCAATTCAGGGTCTAATTCTACCGCAGTAACTTCGCAGTTTTCCCAAAGTAAACGATTACCACCTAAACACGCATATAGATTTAATACTTTCATCATCCTTTAATTTTCCAATCTGAATACTTTTCTAATCGCTTCACAGACAATGCAACCTTTGCAATCCACAAACGGTGTGTTAATTCAATCCACCCTTCGCACTTCGCTTTGTTCCATTCGTCAAAGTTCTGTCGTTTGTAGAAGACTTCAATCCACCATCCCTTACCATGCTTTTCAATGTGTCCTACTTTTTCACCTTCAATGAAGATGTCTGCAATTAAATCATTTCTTTTCCTGAACTCCATGTTGTTTATGTTTTAAAATGGTTCATCATCGAACCCAAAGTTAGCATTTATTTTTGAACTTCCAAGATGTTCACGGATCATAGGGTCAATATTCTGACATTGAAACCCTAAACCGCTGTTGTAATTCAGTAGCACTTCCATGTTCAACCCTGTCTGTTGACCACCCGTGTCACGGTCTTTCACCTTGTCAACGTTTACCATCGTGTAAAACTTCATTGATTCATGTTTTGTAAGTCTGTGAATAACAATAAAGTCATCACACATATTCGCAAAGATTTTACCACCTTCCGCGTCTGCTTTGCCAGGAACGCGTGGGTGACCTTTCCATTCATGTGATTCAGGATAAACCGCACCTTGTCGACCACTTGCCGTTATCGGGTGCATTGTTAAATAGATTGTTTTCACTTTCGTTTTGCACCACCGTTTCAACTTTCGAATCAATTCAATGTTTGATTTGTATGTCATGTCGTGTTCCAACTGGTTAAATGG